GGGAAGCTCATTAGATGTTTATTCATATACAATTATAAAAACTGGTTCAGCTACGTTTACAGCGTTAGCTTCTCAAACACAGTTTGCGTAATAATTTAGGAGGAGAAAGATTATGCCACTTATAGGAACATTCGGAGCAGGATCGGGAAGAGGTTTTGGTCAACAAGGAGGTAGTTTTGAAGGTATGTGTGCTACCGGTGGAACTATAACCGAAGATGGTGCTTATAAAATTCATACATTTACAGGTCCAGGAACTTTTACAGTAAATACACTTTCACCAGATCCTATTGGTAATGATGTTGATTATTTAGTAGTCGCTGGAGGAGCGGCTGGGGGGCATTCTTATGCGGGTGGAGGCGGAGCCGGGGGATATAGAGAATCTCCAGGTGCAGCTTCAGGTTATACAGCCTCTCCTTTGGGAGCTAGCCCTGCCGCAGCTATAACGGTAACAGCACAAGGTTATCCAGTTACTGTGGGCGGTGGTGGAGCAGCTGGCGGTGGAACTAATAATAGCCCAGTTAAAGGCGCTCCAGGTGTTGATTCAACTACTTTCGGAATTACATCGACTGGCGGTGGAACAGGTGGTGGTGGAAGTCCATCTCCATATGCTGCTGACCCTGGTGGTTCAGGCGGTGGTGTTGGAAGTGGTGTACCCGGTGCTCCAAAAACACAAGGTTCAGGTAATGATCCTGCCGTTAGTCCACCACAAGGAAATCCAGGTGGACCTCCAGCAAATATATCACCCCCTATAGCTTTACCCAATACTCCACAATTTGTACGTTCTGGTGGCGGAGGTGCTATTGCAGCTGGTCAAATTGGTTATTGTGGTCGTCCCAGTGGTTTTAGTTCAATGGGTGGAATAGGAGCAGGAACAGGAATTAATCCAGCACCAGGTGTTGGAACTTCAGGTCCAGATGGAGCTTTAAGATATTTTGCTGGAGGTGGAGCTGGTATAGATGGTGACTCAAGTATATGTGGATCCCCAGCTGCTCCATATCAAGTTGGAGGAGGAGGTGAAAACGGTACATCTGCTCAAGCGAATACTGGTGGCGGTGGTGGCGCTGATAATGGAAACGGTGGTTCAGGTATAGTAATAATAAGGTATAAATTTAAATAATGGCACATTTTGCAAAAATAACAGAAAATAATGAAGTTCTTGAAGTGTTGACACTTAATAATAATGATATGTTAAACGCTGATGGCGTTGAAGATGAATCAGTAGGTCAACAATATTTAGAAACACATAATAATTGGCCTGCACATTTGTGGATTCAAACATCTTACAATACATTACAAGGTAAACATAATTCAGGTGATGACTCTAAAGCATTTAGAGGAAATTACGCAGGTTTAAATTATATCTGGGACGCAGATAATAATATATTTATTAATCCAAAACCTTTTCCAAGCTGGGTATTAAATTTATCTGAAGCTAGATGGCAATCACCAATCGGTGATGCTCCAGCATTAACAGCTGAACAGCAGATGGAAAACGAAGAAAATACTGATTACACTTATCATCATATTTGGTGTTATGTTTGGAATGAAGAAACTCAAGTCTGGGACCTGAGTGAAACTAGATCTCATTTGACAGATTCTTAAAAATAATATATACCTGGTGATGGTATGCAAAAGAAAGTATTAAGCGAACAAGCTCTATATTATGGTGATGTTTCAATGCCAAAAGGTTTTGAAATAAATTCTTTACAATTATCTCAATCTATTTTGGAATCTTTTTATAATAAAAAAAAATTTACATTTTCTAAAAGTTGGGACATGCTTAATACTTATATGAAAGATTATATAAGATTACATTATAAAATGAATTTAGTTAATAAAGATTCATGGGCTAACGCATATATTCCAAATGAAAAAACAGAATCTTTATTGCATATTGATCCAGTCGATTTAAGAAACTCACCTGATTATACATGTTTATATGGAATTAACACAATTGATTGTATGGTTAGAATTTATTATGACGATAATAGAAGAAAGGGAAAATCTTGGGATATAGAATTAAGAAACAATATGTTTATAATGTTTCCATCAACTAGTATGTATTATTTAACTAACAATCAAAAAGATTCATTAAACTTTGTTCAAACTATAACTTATGAATATATCTAATTACTATTGGTATTTTCCTGCAGCACTTACACCAAAGTTTTGTGATGATGTAATACAATATGCTAATTCACAAAAAGAAGAAATGGCTAGAACAGGTGGCTATGAAGATAAAAAATTAGACAAAGATCAAATTAAAAATATGCAAAGAAAAAGAAAGTCAGATTTAGTTTGGTTAAATGATGCTTGGATATATAAAGAATTACATCCTTATGTTAACACAGCAAATAAAAATGCTGGTTGGAATTTTGAATGGGATAAATCAGAATCGTGTCAGTTTACAAAATATAAACACAACCAATGGTAAGATTCGAAAACTATCTATGACTTGTCAATTAACAGATGGTTCAGAATACACAGGTGGTGAATTAGAATTTGATTTTAGAAACTATGATCCACATATGAGAGACGAAGCTAAACACTTGCAAAGAGCAAAAGAGATTTTACCAAAAGGATCTATTATTGTATTTCCTTCTTTTGTTTGGCATAGAGTTAAACCCGTGACATCAGGCACAAGATACAGTCTTGTAGTATGGCATTTAGGAAGGCCCTTTAAATAATATGAATATAGATAACTTTTTTAAAACAACCATTTGGTCAGAACACAAACCAGAGTTTGTAAAATCTTTAACACAAGCAACTAACAAATATATTAAAGATGTTAAAAATTCTCCAGAAGCTAAAGACCATATAAAAAAGTTTGGAGATTTTGGAAGACCTTATAATTCGCATCCTCTCTTTAATGATAATGATTTTTTAGATTTTAGAAATTACATTGGCCTAAAGTCTTGGGAGTATTTAGATCATGAAGGTTTTGATATGCAACAATATACAACTATGTTTAGTGAGTTGTGGGTTCAAGAGTTTGCTAAAAAAGGTGGTGGATATCATTCAGCACACGTACATTCTAATCAACACGTATCAGGGTTTTATTTTTTAAAGTGTAGTGATAAAACATCTTACCCAATATTTCATGAACCACGTGGTGGAGCAAGAGCCACAAAATTAAAAATGAAACCAAATGAAAAAGGTATATGGAATGGTAATGAGCTTATCCATTTTAAACCTATACCAGGTACATTAATTATCTTTCCAGGATTTTTAGAACACGAATTTAGTCTAGACTTTGGTAAGGAGCCTTTTAGATTTATACACTGGAACATACAAGCTGTACCAAAAGAGATGGCTAAAGATGTTTAAAATATACAAAAATATTTTAAAAAAAACAGAGAAAGAAAAACTTCTTAAATTTATTAAAAAAGAAGTTAAAGATTTAAAAGGAGGCTTTCCCGGTTTACAAACATTAAATGACATTCATTTAAAACCAGCAATGAAAACTTTTGTAAAATCGGTAGAAAAATATATAAAACCATATAAAATATCTATGTGTTGGGGGGTGTGTTCAATAGGCGATGTAATAGCTTGGCACCAACATTACAATTGTAAATATTCTTTTGTTTACTATTTACATAATCCAAATGAAGAAGGAACTATGTTTGCAGAACCTACATCAGATTATGATTTTGTAAAATACACGAAGGGTGTTGAAAATACTTTGTTAAAATTTGATAGTTTAAAAATTCACTCAACACCAAATACCTATAAAAAAATAAAAAGATACACAATATCTTTTGATGTAATATGAGTTTTAAAATAATAGATAATTATTTAAATATAGACGAGTTTTTAATTTTAAAAACTATAATGGAATCTGATTCTTTTCCGTGGTTTTATAATGAAATAAAAGTAGCAAAAGATAAAAATCTTTTTCATTATCAATTTTGTCACAATTTTTATATAAATGATGAAGTTAATTCTGGTTATTTTAATAACTTAAAACCACTTATTAACACCTCATCAAGATCAAAAATTTAAATGTAAGATAGCTCTTTTTTATCTTAATAATAATAATGGATATACAATAATTGATAAAGAAAAAATAAATAGTAAAGAAAATAGAATGGTTTTATTTAATTCTGACGTAGCTCATTATGGAACTAATTCTACTGATTGTAAAAATAGAATGGTAATAAATTTTAATTATTTTTAATATGAGTTTTAAAAAATATAATTTACCCAAAAATAGTTTTATTCAAGGTTGGTATATGCCTGAAAAAATTTGTGATAGTTTAATTAATTACTTTAAAAATAATAAAGAAAAAGCTAAACCAGGAGTAATTTATAATAAAGGAAATAATACTACTGACAAAAAAATTAAAAATTCTCTTGATATTAATTTAGACAATAATCCTTTTAATAAAGATGTTTATGAATACAGATTGCAGCTACAAGAAATTTTAAATCTATATATAAAAGAATATCCTGAAGTACATAATCTTGATAATTTTATTATTGAAAATGTTAATCTTCAATGGTATCCTAAAAAAGGTGGTTATAAAGAATGGCATTCAGAAAGAGGATCAAAATATAATATGGATAGAGTTTTAGTTTTTATGACTTATTTAAATAATGTAAAAAATGGTGGAACTTATTTTAAATATCAAGATACACACACACCAGCAATAAAAGGACTAACTTTAATTTGGCCACCAGATTGGACACATACTCACAAAGGTGAGGTAAGTAATAGCGAAAAAATAATAGCTACAGGTTGGTTTAAATTTTTATGAGTTTTAAAAAAAATAAATACACAATTATTCGTCAAGCTATATCAAAAGACCTAGCAGCTTTTGTTGCAAATTATTTTAGTATGCAAAAACAAGTTTATGATACTTGTATAGAACATAGATATTTTTCACCTTTTGAACATATACTTGGATTCTACGAAGGTAAAGATGGACAAATACCTAACACTTATTCTCAATATGCTAATATTGCTATGGAAACTTTAATGCTTAAATGTCAACCAGAAATGGAAAAAGCAACAGGATTAAAATTATATCCAGCTTATACTTATGCACGAATTTATAAAAAAGGTGATATTCTTGAAAGACACAAAGATAGATTTAGTTGTGAAATATCTACGACTATGAATTTAGGTGGTGATGATTGGCCAATCTATTTAGAGCCATCTGGAAAAGAAAGTATGAAAGGGATTAAGATAAATTTAAAACCAGGAGATATGCTGGTTTATTCTGGCTGTGAGCTAGAACATTGGAGAGAAAAATTTAAAGGTACTGAATGCGTACAAGTATTTCTTCATTATAACAATCGTAAAACACCAGGTGCTAAAGACAATATGTTTGACAAGCGTAAACATTTAGGTCTTCCTTCTTGGTTTAAACGATGATATAATTTTATAATGGATGCAGCGGACACACCACATACCATCTGCTGCATCCTTTATAAGAAATGAAAGATTTTTATCAAAAATTAAAAGATATTATTTTAGCAAATAATAAACAAAAAAATACTGAGCTTTGGGATGTTGAAGGAATACTTCATAATCAAAAATTTAAATTTGATACAAGACCAATTCAAAATAATGCTAAAATAGGAAATTTTAAAACTAAAGCTGATAAAATGGTGTTTAATATGAAGAATGAATATATTGTTGTTGATGTAGAAGAATTACATAAATATATTAAAAATAATCAACTAAAAGATATCCATTTACAAGATTTGCTATCCAAGTTAGAGTGGAATATAATACTACCAAAATAATAAAAACCCTATATAATACTAGGTTATGTTACAGAAACTCAATTTTAAACCAGGATTTAATAAACAAGCCACTGAATCAGGGGCCGAAAGTGAATGGGTAGATGGAGACTTTGTAAGATTTAGATATGGTTTACCTGAAAAAATAGGTGGTTGGGAACAACTTACCGTTGCTAATGAAACTTTACCAGGTGCTGCTAGAAGCCAACTTGCTTTTAGTAGTTTCAAAGGTGAAAACTATACAGCTATAGGAACCTCTCAAGGTTTATTTTTATATTATGGAGAAGCTTTTTATGACATTACTCCTTTAGATACAGCAATTACTGGAGCAACGTTTGACACTGTTGAAGGTTCTAATATTGTTACAGTAAATAAAACATCACATAATTTAGCTGTTGGTAGATACATTACTTTTACAGGAGTTGTAACTCCTAATGGATTTACGAGTTCATCAATATTTACTGAAGGTGCTTTTGAAATATTAACTGTGCCTACTGCTAATACTTTTACTATTCAAACTCCAATTGCAGCTGTTGCAGGTGCTTCATCTGGAACAGGGGGAGCTACAATTAATCCTTATGTTATAGTTGGACCAACAACTCAAACAGTTGGTTATGGTTGGGGAACTTATTTATGGAATGATTCTACTTGGGGAACTGAACGATCTACAAGTAATGTGGTTCTGGCACCAGGAAACTGGAGCCTTGATAATTTTGGTGAGGTATTAGTTGCAACTATATTTAATGGTGAAACATTTACTTGGAATGCGGGAGCATCTGGACCAAGAGCTATAAGAGCTTCACAGTCTACAACTAATTTCAACACAACAAACAATCCAACAGCCACAAGAATTACTATTGTATCAGATAGAGACAGACATTTGTTTCACCTTGGAACTGAGACAACTATCGGAGATTCTTCGACACAAGACCCAATGTTTGTAAGATTTTCTAATCAAGAAGATTTAAATACATATGCACCTACAGCAACTAACACTGCGGGTACATTTAGATTAGATACAGGTAATGAGATTAGAGCAGCCATACAAGGTAAAGATTATATTTTTGTAACAACTGATTTAGCTGCATATGTAATTCAATTTGTTGGTCCACCATTTACTTTCTCTGTTAGACAAGTAGGTACTAACTGTGGATGTATTGGTCAACATGCAATGTCATATGCAAATGGAGCTGTATGGTGGATGTCAGGTGAAGGTGGTTTTTTTGTATATGATGGTACAGTTAAATCTTTACCATGTCTTGTAGAAGATTTTGTATACTCAACTGATGGAGATAATTTAGGATTAAATTATGATGCAGCAGACGTTATTTATTCTGCGCCTAATTCTTTGTACACAGAAATAAATTGGTTTTATCCTAAAGCAGGTTCAACTCAGATTGATAGATGTGTTACATACAATTATTCAGAAAATGTATTTACAACTTCATCATTAGATAGAACTACCTATCAAGACCAAGGTGTCTTTCAAGTACCTTATGCTACAGATTATGATGATAGTGCAACCCCAGTATTCTCTGCCATATCTGGTATAACTAACAAATACGGAGCCTCTATATATTATGCTCACGAAGTAGGTGATGATCAAATAAACAGTTCAGGCACCACGTCTATTGATGCATTTATACAATCTGGAGACTATGATATTACCTCTCGTAAAAGCGCATTGGGTCAGGCAACA